ATCACCATCGAGAATGCGCGAACCGGCGAGCAAGTGACATACAACTGGTCGGACATAAACCTGCTGATTGACGGCAGGAATCCGAGCGGAATGACGGAATCAGAATGCGTGTGTCCCAGAATCTACGATAGCCATCTCTCTCTTGAATATCGAGAGCTGAACGAGCTGGTGGACTTGGTACATGGACGGGGCGAGTTGCTTCCGTTTTGGATGGACCAACCTTACTCTGCAACGAAGGGTAAGAAGGCGAAGCCAGATACGACGACATCGTGGGACCGCTTCAACCAACTCCGCACCAACATACCGGATGCAGTGCTGCCGATGGCGATGGCGGCACTGGACGGCATCGAAGAGTCGCTTAGCAGTATGCTTGGCGATTCCGAAGAGGTGACAGACGCTCCCAACTATCGAGAAGAGACGGAGCGATTGACGCGTGCTCTCGAAGAGCAGAAGCAGACAGCGGATAAGGCTTTACGTGAGCTTAGGTCTGTTGTTGCCGAATGCGGCTTCCTGCGCTCAGAGATAACTTCGATACTCGAACAACTATCGACTGTCCTGAAACAGAAGCCTGTTAAGGCTGCAATCGACGCGTGCGATAAGGAAACCGTCGTGACCGCACGCACTCGTCTACGCGAGTACTATAAAACCTACTCGGGTCTTGCTAACGACTGACGACGTGATAGTCTTGTGGGGTAACTAACCCACAATAAGACTAAAGCCATGTCGTTCTTAGATGCGTTTGACGCAAAATACGCGCACAAGCTGCGCGAGCCTGAACCGGCGTTTACCTTCGATGATGAAGAAGAGTGGACTCCGCTAGGCATAAACATCGAATCCGACTCCGACGTAGCAGAGTTAGATGTCGATATTGACCTCGAAACGCTGATAAAGAGCGCGGAGTCACAACCGAACTACACGCAAACGAACGAGGAGCTTGAGCGAATTATCGACTTAGCTGTCTCATTCTGCGGGTTGGCGACGGGAGTGGAACTGTATCCGTACCAGCAAGCGTTCCAACGTCGTATCATCGCTTCTATGATCCACGAGGACTCAGAGGAGATTACGGCTCTGTTTTCTCGTCAGTCTGGAAAGACGGAGACAGTTGCTAGTACGATTGTACCGATGCTGCTCTTTCTTCCGCTGATTGCGAAGACGGCACCGTTCGATACGGATAGTCGTCTTGCAAAGTTTAAGAACGGCCTGTGGGTTGGCGTGTTTGGTCCGACTAACGAGATTGTCGACATCATGGGCGGTCGTATGCAGGACAGAATAATGTCCCAAGCGATGCAGGAGATGCTGACATCCGATGAATTCGGGATGACCTACCCCGCTCGACGTAAGGAGATTCGTCTATCAAACGGCTCCTTTGTGGACTGTGTATCTGCTTCTCCTCAATCTAAGATTGAAGGTAAAACGTATCACCTTATCGTTACTGAAGAGACGCAGGATATTGCTAACGTAAAGCTGCGTAAGTCGATTCACCCGATGGGTGCAGCAACAGCTGCGACACTCGTAAAAATTGGCACGCCGTCTTTTCATAGAAACGACTTCTATGATGCGTGTAAACGCGGAGAGCGGAAGCTAATCGCTGAGCCGAAAGCTGCGGTAAACCACTACCAATTCGACTATCGTAGCGTACTTAAGTACAACTACCGCTACGCGAAGTATATAAAGCAAGAAATACACCGACTCGGTGCGGACTCTGACGAGTTCAGAATGTCGTATCGACTGGAGTGGCTTATCGACCGAGGACACTTCTTGGAAGACGGTGTTCTTGACGCGTGCGGCATCAAGAATCGAGAGACGATGCGTGTGAAAGTAGCTGGCAGAACGCACGCGTTTACTATGTACGATGCGGTGTGCACTTCGCTGTCGCACGAAGAGAAGCTGGTGGCGGCTTTGGACATCGGAAAGACAGACGACTCGACTGTTCTGACAATCGCTAAAGTATTCTGGGAGAATCCGATCTCGGTGGACGGTGAAAAGAGATACCACACGCACATTGTTCGCTGGGTAGAGATACAAGGCTCTAACCACGAAGAGCAATTTTACGCGTTGATGGAAGAGATAAACGCACACGACATCGTTGGGCTTATCGTTGACTGTACAGGTAAAGGCGACCCAATCTACGACCGAATTGCAGGAAAGCTGCGCAATCTAGGTAAGGACACTGAACGTGGCTACTTGCGTAAACGAATCGACTTGCAGCGATTTGTATTCTCAGACAAATCAAAGGACGCTGGTTACACCCTTCTTAAACAGGAACTCGTCGCTAAGAGACTGACTTTTCCTGACGGTGAGCAGGCTAGGAAGCGTCGTTCGCAAAGGCAGTTCCGCCTTCAGATGACGGACCTCGTTAAGACAAAGCCCGGAAAGTATATAAAAGTAGAGGCTCCTCGATACGCGTCTAGCTCTGACGGTAGCCGCACGTCGAGAGGGCACGATGACTATCCTGATTCTCTCATGATGCTCGTTTGGTATGTAAATAAAGGAACCGGAACTGGCGCAAAGACCGAAAAGAACGGCAATCCATTTTACGGCGGTGACAAGCCACGCGTAAGCAGTTATAGCGGAATGCGACAGCAGATTCGCAGCATACGCTCAGCGTTGCGAGGTTAGTGATGGGTTTACTAAGCACATTCAGCTCCGTTATTACAGGTGTGGGTATCCTCAAAGAAGTGGAGACTTCCCACAACGAACGGATTGCACGCTATCGAAAAGCGTACCGATTCTACGAGGCTGACATCTATGACAAACAAAAGACTGTAAGCGACACGTGGGCAAAGCAGAACTACATTCGACGCTTTGTGAACACACATGCGGAAGTGCTGATGCGAGAAGGCGTCAAGTTTTCCATTGAGGATGACGACGAGACGCAACCCGATGAATCAGTGGATAACAGCTTTGTGCTACGTGCAATCGAGCACGCGTGGCGAATGAACAATCGCTCGACTATCCTTTCAGAGATGGCGACCTATGGTGCGCTGACGGGGGATGTGTTTGTTCGCCTGTCTTGGAAAGCGGCGGACGACGACGTTGGCGCACACGATTCCCTGTATGCTGAGGAGTCTCCTAGTGGCCACATCCGTATAGACGTGCTTCCGCCACAGTTCGTATTCCCTGAATACAGTGGGCACGAAGATAAGACGAAGGGCTTTACCTCGGTGTGGATTATCGCTCCCTATGACTGGTCTAACAGGCGCTACGATACGCTATCAGAACTTCTGATGCGCCCGAAGAGTCTTGACGGCTTGTTTATTGAGCACTGGACAAACAAGCAGGTTACGCGATGGGATGGCGCTACACGAGTTGTGACGGATAACCCGTTTGGCTTTATCCCGATTGTCCATATTAATAACTACACTCGCGCAAACTCTAGGTTTGGTATGTCGGACATCGAGGACGCACTCGATACGTCATACCACTATAACGTGCACATGACAGAGGCGAGTGACATTCTTGCGTACCACGCTTCACCGACGACGGTGATTACAGGCGCGGCGATGGACTCCGTTGAACGCGCAACGAATACGGTGTGGTCTGTGCCTGATCCTGAGGCACGCGTGTACAACTTGGAGATGAAAGGTGATGGCTATCAGGCAGCTGAAAAGCTGATGGACCGTGAGTACCGTGCTCTTCACGAGATGGCGTCACTACCTGTCGGTATCTTGGGTTCTCTGGAAACGGGCAACTCCGCTGTTGCGACTGTCCTGAAGTTTCAGCCGATGATGTCGCGTAGGTCTATAAAGGTAATGTTGTTTACTGAAGGTTTGGAGCTTATCAATAGAATGATTCTTCACATTCTTCGAGGCGCCGATTCTGACTTTTCAACAAACTTTAATCGCCTGAACCCGAAGACCCGCTATAAGACGAAAGTGACGTTCCCGTCGACGATGCCTCGTGAAGAGACGGCGGAACTGGAACGATCTGCTCGTCGTCTACAGCTGGGTATATCTTCGCGTCTTGAGGAAATGCTGCAACGCTATGGCTACTCGCGTGGCGAAGCAGAGCGCGTGATCAAGCAGCACCTCGAAGATCGCGCACAGGATGCTGATGTCGAAAGGCTGCGCGTGCAGGCGGCGGGGCTTCCTGCAAACCTGCGCCCTGCCCCTGCGTCAGCTGGGGATGGAAATCCGGCGACTCCTGACGAGCAGGTTATCCCTGATCCGCAAATTAACCGAAGCGGGAATCCGATGCCGAGTAGGCCGAATCCTGAATCGCAAGGCGAAGCAATATCAAGACAACGTGAGCCGAGGTAATGTTGATGGAAACTGAACTTATTAGCCGCGAAGCTCTACTAGCTTTGCTGAACCATTCGGTACTTGGCTTGGAATCTTCTGACGAAGCAGAGGATGTCGAGTCGCCCGACGATGGCATGGAAGAGCTTGGAGACTCGGAAGACGAATTGGAGGATGAATCCGGGTCGTCCTCGGAGGATGAATCCGAATACTACATGGATTACGGCTACCTAAGCTCGCTGATTAGCCTGTCCACTATTGGTGCGTACGCGTACGACGCAACTCAAGAAGTTAACGCAATAAACGCGCAGACGGGAATGGCGTATGAGGAGCGTATGCAGGCCTTTGCCGCTATCGAAAAGCGATACCGGATGAATACGATTCCGTATGTTGTGGAGCTTATTGAACACGTATTTGAGATGGTCGATGAAGTGGATGAGCAGGCGGCAGCTCTGTTTGAACAGATGTCTTTGCTGCACGTGCTGGGATACGCGTACTATTCGACGAACGGTACTGAGGCGCGATCCGCTGTGATGCGAACGATGCTTACAAAGCAGCTTATTGACGCTTACGTATTGACACGATGACTATACGGTGCGATAGCGGAATGGTCCTTACAACAAAACTCCAGAAGGAGAGTGAACATGGCACGTCGCGCAACTCCGAATATCACCGCAGGCTCCGATGTAATGTCCTCGGACAAGGGAATGGAATCTATGGGCACCGCGCCCACGGTACATCCCGGTATCACTCAGTCGCGTCAAACGGGCGGCATCCGTCCGTTGGAGATGCCGAACGACAACACGACCAAGGTTGTTATGGCTAACGGCTCGCGTCAGTCGATTGTCGATTGAGGTGAACTATGGCCGACACAAACACCGTAAGTGTTAGTAATGACACGACACAAACCATCACGGCCCCGATTGAAGGAACTGGCGCAGATTCGCTACCAGCGTCGTCTGCTGCGGTTGGAACGCAGGAAGCTACTGCTACAGGCAGTACGCATACTCCTACCGGAAGTCGCACCGTTGATATTGAGGCAATTCTTGCAAAGCAGAACGAGGCGCTTCTGAAAAGAACGGCTCAACTGGAAGAAGCAAAAAGAAAGCTGAAACAATACGAAGTGGCCGCGAAGAAGGAGGCATCCGTGAGCGAACAACCGACAAAGACAGACGCAGTAACGACCGCACCTACTGGACAGGAAGAGTCGAAACCTTTGTTGACGCGTGAAGAAGTGGAAGCACTGCTGAATGCTCAGAAGGCGGAGATGTCAAAGCAGATCGAACAAGCTGCCAAGAAGGCAGCGGTGGAAGCTGCTGAAACCGCACGCAAGCAAGTGCTGTTTGAGACAAAGAAAGCCGAGCTTGTTAAATCTTCTGGCGTAGTACTTGTTGACCTTGTAACAGGTACAACTGAGGAAGAGATTTCTGCGTCGATTAAGGTGCTTCAAGAGAAGGAAGCCGCTATCCGTAGGGCGGAGGCAGAAAAAACTGCTGAAGAATACCGTAAGCTACTCCCCAAAGGAGTACGCCTTCCCGGTGAGGCGTCTACGAATACGGAAATCAACTTGCGAACACTTGCACGCACAAACCCTGAAGCGTATAGAGCCGAGCTTGCTCGGCGTGGATTTTGAATTAAGAGGATAACATGGCAGATCAGTATCAGGGCGTAGGTAATGACATCCCCAACGGCATCTATGAACTCATCTTGGGTACGTTGGATGTCTACAGTGCGGAGATCGAGTTCAAGGCACGCGGAGCGATGCGCTACGAAGAGTGCTGCGTTCGTAAAGAAGACCTGTTGGCGTCGAAGGGCACCAAGGTTTACTTTACTGAAATGAACGACATCACGCGTGGTGGAAAGCTGTCGGAAGGCGTGCCGATTGAGCGCCGCTCCATGTCCGGCTCGACCAAGCACGTCGAAATCGACGAATGGGGTAACGCTGTCGGTATCACCGGCAAGCTGAACCTGCTGTCGTGGCGTAACGTGATGATGGAGCAGGCGACTGCACTTGCACGCGACTACCGCATTGTCCGTGACCTTTCGGTACGCGACACGCTCACGGCTGGTGGCAGCACGATCTTCCCCAACCCAACTGCTTCGTCGCTTACGGACCTCACGCCTGATGACGTGATGGACATTGAGACGATTCGCCGCGTTGTTGAGGAACTGTCGACGGCGAACGTGCCGAAGTTCTTGGACGATTTCTATATCGCCTACGTGCACCCGCACCAGACGGCTTCGCTTCGCCGCGACCCTGATTGGAAGTCGGTTAGCCTTTACAACAACGCAGGCCGAAACATTCTGCGTGGCGAAGTTGGCCGCTTTGAAGACGTGGTGTTTATCGAAACCACCAATCAGCAGAATGGCCGCGTGACCAATCCTGAGGCTGTGCAGTACGATGCAGACCTGATCGACTCGGGAACAACCGGTGATGTCGCGCTGTACCGCGCTACGTTCATTGGCGACCAGTCTGTCGGTCTTGCTGACGCGCTTCCGGTCGAAATGCGTATCGGCCAGCCCGAGGACTTCGGTCGTCTGCTGTCTACCGCATGGTACGGCATGTGGGGCGTGGGTATCTTGGCTGATGAAGGCATCATCCATGTCGTGACTGCTTAATAATTGGAGGCCGCTGTGGCAGAACAGAAACCGAAGCGAAAGCGTCAACCTCCTGTCGCAGTGGTCGAGCCGATTCCAGAGGCCGAACTTACGCCAAAGCTCAAGCAGAAGCGTACGGTCGTGGTGCGCTGCTTGGTTACGAGCCGGGTTCGCTATGGCAAGATTGTACTCGAATTGGTTAAAGACCAGTTCATTACGGTCCCGAAAGAAATCGGTGAGATGCTGAAAAAGACAAATCGAGCGGTGTAATGTCCGAAGCAGCCCTAATACTACGCATTCGTAACCGTGTACGTGACACGGTTACGCCTTACGTGTATGCAGATAGTGTGTACAGGTATGAGATAGCTAATGCTGTAGATTGGGTTAACATTCGGGTGAAGCCACCAACTCCAATCGTGTACGTACCGGGAGGTACGCCGTCAGGATTGGAGTCGGTGGGTTCACCGTATAGCTACTTCATCTTCTTGAAAGCATCGGCGGAGATGGCGCTCCTCCGTGGCTCTGAGGGTGTTGAATCGTCAGATGGCTCTGCCTCGCGTACTGAGATAGAGCTACCTAATCTGCGAATCGAGAAAGACTTTAAGAACAGTCTTGGCGCTCGGTATTGGCTGGATTTGGCTAAAGCCCTTGAGGCAGAAATCGAGGCACTGCTCGAAGAAATGCCTGAGCGTGGTGCGTTGGTTCAGTCTGTCTACGCAACGCGTAGGTCGATTGTTACTGGCGGTCGGATGGTGCGTGAACTCGATTCTCCTCTGCCTGCATCCACCTTAAGTGGAAGTGCGGTAGATAGGAAGATCACGATGTCATGGACGATTATCAAATCCGTGTACTTCAGACGATATAACCTTGT